TCCGGGCCACTGCCGCCGCCGCCGCCGCCCGGTGCCGTGCCGTTTGTCGCTGCCGCGCCGCCAGATGCACCGCTTGCCCCGTTGCCGCCGTTGCCACCGCCTGCGCCGTTGTTCGTGCCTGTCGATCCGGTCGTATTCGTATCGCCGCCAGTTGCTGTGCCGCCAGCCCCGCCCGCGCTTGTTCCGCCGCCTGAGCCGCCGTTTGCCGTTAGACTGACCGATCCGCCAGATACCGTCCCGGTGACGGTTGATGCAGTGCCGGATGCGCCCACCCCAGCAGTCGAACGCCCGCCAACGGCAGGGGCAACCGTGTAAGTGAAAGTATTGCCGCCAACCACAGCGATAGTCTTGACTGCCCGTCCCCCACCGCCGCCACCACCGCCCAGCGTTGTTCCATTGAAGCCGCCAGCCCCGCCCGCGCCATCATCCGTGATCGTGCAGGAAGTCGCCCCAGCGGGAACGGTCTCGGTCGCAGCCGTGCCGGTGGTGTAGGTATTCGTAACCGGGGTGAAGCCGGACGATTTTGCCGCAACCGCTAGAGCGGGAATAATGCCGGTCATGTCAGGCCAGTCCCGTAAATCCACCAGCGGGTCGAAGTGACCTTGCGTATTGTCGCGGTCCCATTGGCCGCCAAGGTGCGGGTGCCAGTGGTGCCGCCAGGCGACAAAGCCAGCGTGTCGGTCGTTATGGCGATAGACCAATTTTGGTTGCTATCGTTCGTGATAGTAACAAATGCCCCAATAGGGGCCGCGACCGATCCATTGGCGGGAATCGTGATAGTTTGCGCAGCAGTTGTCCCGGTTATATAGATCTCCTTGAACATATCTCCCATTACCAAGGTGTAACTGGCCGTCTTGCTGACTTGCGGCAGTCCGATAAAGCCGGGATCGGTCGCAGTCGGTGTTGCTGCCGGGGTGATTGTCCCGCCCGTAATCGTAGGAGTTGTGATTGCAGGTGAAGTGGCAAGATTGAGCGTGCCTGCCGAAAGTGACAAATTCGATCCGACGCTAATTTCTTCAACTGCACCAGTCGCCGCGGTCGTCCGCCCCGCAAGCCTGGCGCTGGCAATGGTCAGATCGCCCGAGGTAATCGCACCAGAGCGCGTTGCCCCAATCGTATTATAGCTGATCGTCCGTGCGACCGAGCCGTCAAACGTGCTGCCCGATGCAGCCCCAGCCCCGCCGTTGTTCATAGTCAAGGCGTTGGTTGTTGTGCCCCCGCCTCCGGGAGGTGCGGCCCAAGCCCCGTCAGCCCTCAGGAAGTTAGTGGTGCCGCCACCTGAAGCGGGAGCGAGACCTTTCAATGCGCTTGAAAAGGTATCCAGAAGCGTCGTAGCCTGCGTGCCCGTCAAGTCTTCGGGGCTTCCGGTTCCGCCAGTGACGCGGCCCTTAAGTGTTGCGGTTGCAACATTGGCAAGTTTGGCATTGGTCACTGCACCGCCCGCGATGGTTGTCGCGACAGTTCCAACTGTAGTGGTCACATCGCCCGTCAGCGCAGGCATTCGCGCAGCGAGGACGGTGCCGCTGGTGAGATTGGAGGCGTTTGTCGATGCCGCTGCACTTGCGGCAGCAGCAGCGGCACTGGCGGCGGCAGCCTCTGCATTACCAAGCTTTGCAACCGGATTGCCGCTCGAATCCCAACCAAGATACTTGTCAGCACGATCAGCGCTAGTCAGCATCGACGACGAGAAAAGCACCTTCATGCGTTCAAAAAGCCAGTTAGAACGCTGCGTGGCGCGCCGATTGATCTGGTTGACCGACGACATGCTGTAAGCCGCCTGGTTGGCGAACTGGCTGTCCTGCAAGAAGTCAGGGTTTTGCAGCACCAGCACCGAAGCGCCGGAAGCAGGCGCAGTGCCGAAAGTCACGGTCCCGCTGTTGTAATCCGAGGCAAGCGTGACGGTGTAGAGCGCAGACGAAATCTCGACGTCATTGACCTTGACCAACACATCGCCGGACTTGATCGCAGTGAACGAGAAGGGGAAAGCGGTTTGCGCCCCCGTGCCGGTGTATGGTCCAGAGTAAACCGCTGTGGCGATTGACATGCGCGCCGCTCCTTTTCAGGCGGGTTACGGCGCTATGGCTGGGGATTGAATCGAGCGGGCCGCTGTAGCGCGGCTAGTCCTTGATCTTGCCGGTCGTCAGCCCTTCCATCCAGTCGCCGAACGTGCGGGGATCAGCATCGCCATTGCCGACATCGACCAGAAACTGCGAAGCGCTGGCCAACTGACCCGGCACCAGTCCGGTCGCATAACCGGCTGCTTCAAGCATGTCCTTGGTCGCATGCTTGGTCTCTTCCCCACGTGCAATCTTCCCGGCATCCTTGAGCGCATTGACAATGCTCGTTCCGAACCGATTGACCGGCGAGAATTCAGGATTGTAAACCTGAGCGCCGCGTGCTGCATTCCATGCCGGTTCAAAGATATCGCGTGCCAGAGGGATCGGGCCAATCGCATTCGACAGCAACTTGCGCGCGATCCACTGCGACCACCATTCCTCGTCGTCAGGCGGGTTGCCGCCGCCTAGCCCCATCTTGAGCAGTTCGACCATCAACGGCGGCACGACCAGCAACCAGAATGCCCGCGCTGCCAGACGCGGAACTGAACGCGAGCGGCGCTTGTCTGCCCCCATTGCATCGCGCACCAGCGTCCGCTCGCGCTGATACTGCGCAGAGAAATAGGAATAGAACATCGTGAACAGTTTCAGCGCTTCACCCCATTTGCCGGTTCCACGCTGAATCGCAGCCAGATCCTTTGGCGCACCGGCACCTTGCGAGACGCGCACTGCCTTGTCACCGGCATAGGCGGCTTCTTCCTCGGTCATTCCCTCAGCCAACGCCTTGTTGTAACCGGCCAGCCATGTCGGCACCGAGACCACGCGGTCCATGTAGCCAATGCCGTGGAAGAAGAACCGCTTGGCATCGACCGCCTCACGCGCCACCCGCGACACCGGATTGCTTGCCGATAGCCGCGCCAGTTCAGTGCGGATATCGCGGTCGAGCGTATCCATGCGGTGCCTGACTTCGGCAGAACGCTCCATCACGAAACGATAGGTTTCGATCGGGCTTGCAGTCGAGCGTGCGATTGCCTCAGCCATCCACTTTTCGCCGACCACTTCGGTCGAGTTGGAATAGCCCGCGATCTGCGTCACCATTGTCGTAGCACGCAGACCCATGCCAACCGCCGTGGTGTTGGCGCGCAGTTTGCCCAGCCACTTGCCAAAGCCTTCATTGCCAGCGCGCTCCATCGCCCACGAGTTCGCGACGAATTTCAGCCAGGGGCGAAACTGCTTGCGGATTTCCTGCCCCAGCGCTTCATCGACCAGCTTCATGATCCGCTCGCTGGTCAGGAACTTGTTGGCCTGCATCACCGGTTCGCGGTGCGTGATATCGTGGATCACTTCGCCAAGGTGACGGTTGATCACGCCCAGATCGAGCAGGATTGGCGCACGAACCTGATCGGCACGCGCCTTGGTCGCAGACGATCGCGTCGAGGCGCGCGTATATCCGCTTTCGAACAGATCGCTTTCGCGGCCAGCGCGAGCCTCGGCTTTCAGGTTCAACGTGCTGTCATAGACCGCAGGATAATACCCGCCGCGATAGGTGCCATGCGGAGTGACAATCTCGCGCGCTTCAACCTTGTCCGGCGCTACACCATTGACCCGGCGCTCCATTGCCTCGATCTCGGGCCACAGCGTTTCGATGGTATCCCAGACGCCTTGCACGAACTGCCACTCCTCGGCGGTCAATTCGCTGGTCAGGAAGTTCTCGATCGCACCGGCATTCCAGCCATAGCCGTCCGCAAGGCGCTGCATGTTGCCTTCGTTGCCGATGTTGAGCGCCATCGCGATCAGTCGCTGGCGCGTCGGAGTATAGGGCCGACCATTGAACGGATCGATGAAAGGTGTCTGTACCTTGTCGGTCCAGCGCTGCACGGTCTCGCCCGGCAGCGCTTCGAACAGCGCCTTGATCCGGCCAAGATAGTCCTTGGTCATATCGGCTTCGCGGCCCTGAGCTTCAGCAATCGGGCGGAACACGACGCGATTGAACACACCGTTGGAATTCCCGCCATCGAGCCAGTCAAACACGGTCTCCATCTTGAGCAGCGATGCGTCGATGCCCGCAGCTCCAGACCTGATTGCATCCCAGAAGCCTGGTTCATCGAGGCCCTTGGGCGGCTTGCCGTTGATATTAGCCGCACCGTCGCGTGCTTCCTTGACCAGCGCGTCGAAGTCGCGCGCTTCCTTGCCGTCTAGCAGCCGCTGCTTCATACGGCCCAGATGCACGACCTGTGCGACCGCAGCGTCAAGCGCGAGCAGCGTTTCGACCGGCAGGCGGCTCCAGTTCTGTTGCCCCAGCGTTGCCTCGAACGAGGCAGGCACGACAATATCGAAGCCCTCTGCCTCGCGCTCAGCGGCCCATGCTTCCCACTTTCCTTGGCGGTCGATTGATTTCTGTGAACGCGGGCGCAGATCCACTTGCTCAAGCAGCGCATGCGCCTGATCGAGATAGGCCTGGTCAATAGTCTTGCTGGTCGCCTTGCGCGCGATCTTGTCGAGCCGCTTGCGTGCAGCCTCAACCTCATCGTTCGCCAGCTTCGCCTCGGCCAGCAGCGCAGACGAAACCATCTGCTGCTGCTTGAACCGCAGCGCATCCTCGAACTTGCCAGCCAGCATCGCCTTCTCGGCTTCCCGGCCAGCCTTGGCGACATTGCGCTGGTGACGTTGAATTGCCCCAGCAGAGGCTTCGGTCTGATAAACACCCTCGCGGACCTTGCGCCGCGCCCAATCGCGCGCCATCCGGTAAGGCGTCGGGCGCTGTCCGGTCTTGCGGGCCAGTGCGCGCGCCTCGGCAGCAAAGACTTCGCCCTGCTTCTCGCTGTGAACGGCGGCAAGGGCCTCGCGCTCAATCGAACCATCGCTCAGGGGATCGCCATAGCGCCGGTTCATCTCGGTATCGGTCGCGGTCTGGATCGCCCGGTCGCGCATCGAACGCTTGTCACCTTCCTCGCGCAGTTGCCGGTGCTGAGCCTCGGCGCCCATGACCGCTTCGATCATCTGCTTACCGCTGTCGAACCCGCTGATCTCGGCAATCGCGTCGGGATGGAGACCGCCTTCCTTGACCGTTCCCTTGGGTAGCAGCGACTTCGCATCCTTGCCCATCTCGCGCTCAAGCCAGACCGCATCGACCTTGCCTGCCTTCATGTGGCGCATCGCGCGGAACAGCGGAACGTTATCGACCTGATCGGCAACCTCGCGCTCAACCTCGGCCCGCGCTTCCTTGTAGCGCTTCGTCTCGCGTGCACGGATTGCGGCCATTGTCTTTTCGAGGAGTGCGCCGCTAGCAGCATGGCGCGACCGGGTGATGTCGTCGGTATAGGCTTGGAACTCAGCGTCGGTCATCCCAATGCTGGCCGCGTCCTTGAACAGCGGCTCCAGCATCTGCTGCTCACGCATCGCCGCGATTTCTTCGTCAGTCGCAAGCAGGCGGTCCATAACCTCGCGGATTTCAGGCGTGATCGGCGAACGCAGCGCGGCAACCTTTTTGTAGATCGCCGTGAGCCAGCCCCGGAAGGTTTCGAAAATCCGCTGCAAGCCCTGCGACGGGGCCTTGCCTTCCATGAGATAACGCTCAAACCCGCGCGCCCACAGTTCATGTGCCTCGGTCGGGATCAGGCCATCGGTGGTGTCATAACCGTTGGCCTTGAACCAGTCCTGCACCGTTTGCCAGTCAGTGAGCAACTGGTCAGGCGCAGTCAGAAGACCGGCATCGGCGCGCAACTGCTCAAGATAATCGTGCCCCAGCTCGTGCAGCAGCGTCGAGAGGTTGCGGTCCTTGAACAGTTCGATGATCGAGCGTCCATCGGGGATGAATTGAATGCGACCGCGCGGGCCGTCACCATAGGCCTGGTCATAGGCCGTGATGCTGATCCGGCTGTCGTCGAACAGGACGTAGTTGTAGGAGCCTTCGCCTTGTGAGCGTGAGGAACCGTCGAGGTATTTGATGCCGGCGATGCCTGCTTCCTTGAGGGCAACAGACGCGCCCTGGTCGCCGGTTCGATCCGGTCCCTTTTGATTCGACAGTCCACGGTAAGCCATCTCACCAGTCAGCGAGACTGCGCCTTCAAGCTGATCAAAAAAAGCGCCAGCAAGGTCGACAATAATACCTCCCGCGTTCGCATCCGCATCTTCGATGCCGCGCTTCTCTGCATAAGCTACCGCTCGGCGATACAAATCGTAATCGTTGTCGATCACCATCTCAACATCTTGCCGGGACTCGTTGGCTTGCTTCATCGCAAGCCGCACAATCTCCCGCACTTCCGGATCGACTATCCAATCTCTAGGGTTAGGTCTCTGCGGAATATCAAAGCCAAGATCTTTAAGCGCCGCCTTCACCTTCTCCGGCTGCTCGCTCAGCGGCTTGTCCCAGAGCAGATATTCGTCGTCTTCGGGGATTTCGACTTGGTAGAGACGGCCAGTATTCTCAGGACGTTTCAGTTCAGCAGCGATCTCATCATAGACCGCACGGCGTTCACTACCCTCCTTATAATTGTTCTTCCCGCCATAGATCAGATCGTCCATGACCTTATCAGCAACGCCACTCGCGCGCGCCACGTTGTCGAGGTAGCGCCCGCCATATTTCATGTTAACGAGGTTTTGAACCTCAGCACGATTAAGGCCGGTTTTGCCAGCGTAGTCGAACCCGACGTCAAGCGTCAGCGTATTCCGATAATGTTCAGCAATCTCCTTCCGCCCAGCAAAATACAGCCCCCAGCCATAAGCCTGCTGCCCTTCGCCGGTCCCCATGTAATCGAGCGAAAACTTGTCGAAGATATGCGGCGAGCCGTGATAGGCGGATTGATACAAAATGCGCGGGTCGGCGGGGTCGAACGTGCCTCGGTTGTTGATGGATTTGATTTGCGTGGGGTCGAAGGCGACGTAGATGTCATCCTTTGGTCCGCCGTCAAACGTGTTTCGGATGATGACGCCGTCAGAACCGCCCTCTTTCCCTTGGTTGATCAGATCAAAATACGATGTTTCACGGTAAGCCTTCCCCCCTTGGTCCGCTTCCAGAGGTTGCTCAATCTTGAGATAGGTCCGCAGGACTATTGAGCCAGCCTCTTCGTCAGCCGTTCCATTGAGATCAATATTGTCATAGGCATCTTTGAGGGCTTGAAGGCGATCGATCTGGCTCTGCGCATATTCCCCAAGGCCACCCTCAAGGTCAGCTTCCCAGAATGCAGCATTATCGACTTCGCGGATCACATCATCAAGATAACCCCCGAAACCGTCTATTTCAGAAGGATCGTAGGAATTTGCTTGAGCCGCTACACCAGGGTCGTCGTTGGAGTGCCAGAGCAGCACATTTGATGAGCGCAACGCCTTTGAAAATTCAGGCGCATTTGCATCCGCCCAATTCGCCAAATCAGCAATAATGCGGTCAAAACCAGAGACAACGCCATCGGAGGTGCTGCGGTCGTTTTCAGTGAGAGTGCGGTCAACGTAAGCTAGTGCTGTTGCCTCATTGCCGGAAAAGAAAAAGCCGAGACGTGCCGAAGCTGCGCCCGTATTTTGTCCAAGAAGATCTGGGTCAAACGCCTCAATCTCACCAGATCGCGTCCCATGATAAACCACCAACGGCCTACCCTGATCGTCCACCACCTTGCTATCGCCGAACCACGCCCAGAACGCGCGGACGCCTTCTTCGGAACCGGCAAGCGGCATACCCTCGGAATTGCGCGTCGGGCGCTGCACACCGTCAATGTCCAGAGTGTCGGGCAGTTGATCAAACCCAGCCCCATCCTGAGCCTCACCCATCTGCGCAACAATCGCGCGCAGTTCGTCATCGCTCAGCCCCTCGGGATCAAGCCCGCGCTCACTCAAAGCCTGCCGCAGTTCATCGGCGGCGGCACGGAAATGATCGGTCTGCGCTTCCTCGGCATAACGCGGATTGCCAGCCAGTTCCTCGCCAATCGCATCAATGAACGCATTGGCATCGAGCGCGTCGGCATAACCAGAACCTTCCTCGCGCTGCACCAGTAGATCAGGGAAATAGCCAGCCGATACCGCAGCATCGAACATTGAGCCAATCGAGTTCGGGTTATACTCGCCGCCGATCATCGAGCCTTGCGCCGTATCGAACGCCTTCAGCAGCTTCTTGCGGAACGGCGCGGCACGGTGCCACTTGTCGCCGCCCATCGAAGCAATGTCGCCGCCGCGATCCTCGATCCCGCCGTGTGACGCGATGAATTCCAGCAGCGACTGGCCGCTTTGCTTCGTCGCCTCACCGCCCTTGCGCAGTGCATTGATCACCAGATCCAGCGTATCGGCAGCGCGCGCCTTCGCCAGTTCGGGCGGCAACACCTGGCGAATGTCGAGATAATCACCCTCAGTCCCGGTGACATCATTCCCCAGCCGTGCCGCCCGCGTGACGATCCGGTTGACCATCAAGGCTGCCTGTTGCCGCGCCACATACGGCGTGAAACCGGCATCCTGAAGCTTCTCTTGCAGGCGCTGCGTCAGTTCCTCGGTCTTGTCCGGTGAGCCTTCCTTGGCAAGCGTTTCGAGTTCGCTCTCGACGTCATCCATACTGTTGTCGAAATGCTCGGCCTCGCGCTCTGACAGGCCATCGCTCTTAAGCCGGATATCGGCCTTGAGCGCGTTCCATGCCGGAGTGCCCGGCAAAGTGCCAAGAACGAATTCGGCAGGCAACACAACATCGCCGCCAGTCTCAGCCGCCTCATCGACCTGATCGCGGTAATCCTCGAACGGGTCATTGAAGGCGTCATAGCTGTCGCTCTGCATGTATTCGCGCACGGCATCGGCAGGAATGAACACATGCGGCGTGCCAGACTTTTCCGCCATGTGGCGGATCAGTTCGTTGTAAGCCTCGGGATCACGGCGGCGCAGTTCGGACGCTTCGGCAGCGCGACCCAGCCGGTCAATGTTCGCAGCATTGGCGCGGGCTTCCCCGGCTTCAACGAACTTGCGCACGACATGGTTGGCGCCGCCCATTGTCCCGCTCATAACCAGCACGCCCAGCGCGGTCTGATAGGCAGCGTCGGGCCGCTCAGCGAGATAGTCGCCCCAAGTCTTGTCAGGATTGGCAATCGCGGTGTCGGCAGCATCCTGCACCAGCGTCGTCGCTTGTTCGCCAAGCATGTCCTTGACCAAGAATTCGGTCAGGAAGCTGCCCGCGCCGGTTTTGCCGAACTTGCGGGCGACCAAGAGAGCGGGAAGGACTTCGCCAGCAGCTTCAGCGCCACCCTCGATTGTCGCACCAATCTGAGCCTCGGCCACCGTGGCGCCGCGCGCACGATACTTGGCATAGGCCGGGAGACCGGATTGCAGCGCAGCGGCCCCCAGCGCGGGGTAAGGACTGCGTAGCGCAATCGAAGCCGCCATACCCGGCGCCATTTGTGCCAGCGAGGAGGTTCCCTGATAGAGACCCATCAGGGTTTTCCCGAGAAACGTCGAGGTGTCAAAATCCGGCGTGGCGGCTTCGATCTCGCTTTGCGTTGCGGTGTAGCGGTCAATGATCGCGCGCCGCCCCGGTTCGGTTTCGCGCACCATGCGGCGGTATTCGTCAGGCGCAAGGAACGGCAGCAGCGCGCCGGGGTTGTTGCCCAAACCCAGCGCGCCCGGTGTGGCGAACGGATTGTCCTGGCGGTAGAGCTGATAGCCCTGCCACATCTGCTTGCCGCCGCCGACAAAGCCGACACCCATGCCGTTAAGCCATGACCACAGCGATGGCTTGGGCCGCTGAATATCCGCAAAACCCTGCCCGACCAGCCCGACCGACTTGGCATCATCGGACGCCGCCACGGCATAGCGCGGATTGTTGCCAAAGAACCGGCTCAGTTCAGGATTGGTCGCGACACTGCGCTGAAACGCGCTGGCCCTCAGATAGCGGTCAAACGTGTCCTCGCGGCCCTCGATCATGACTGGCGGTTCGCCAACGCGGCGAGACAGCACGGTTGCCCGCGCAGTCTTCTCAGGGTCGCGGCCAAACAGTTGCGAGCGAAAATAGCGCAGCGATTCGGCAGGAGCCATCTCACCACTTAGGAAGGAGTCGCGCTGCTCGGCTTGGCGCATTGTCCCGACCACATCGGAGACCGGATCAAAAGTATGAACCGTGCCAATGCTCTGGTCTTGCTGCCTGCGCTGCTCAAAATCGAACGGAACGAATGGACTTCTTGCAGGCATTATGCGCCGCCCTTCAGTTTGATCCAGGCTTCGATGATCTGACCCCGCGTCGGCTTGTTCGGTCCGCGCCAGTTCTTGCGCACCTCCGCCTCGAATTCAGGCGGGATCTGGTCGCGGAACACTTCATAGTTCCGGTTGCCAGTGTCGCGCGTCCGCACTGCAAACTTGAAGGCGTCGTCATAGTCGGCAGGATCGAGCGTGCCCTTCTTCGACTTGCGCAGCAGGAGATAGCCTTCCATCGTGTCATAGACGCCGGGCCATTCCTTGTCCTTCAGTTCGACGCCGCCGTATTTCTGGCCGAACGTCATGGCCTTCGTGATGCCGCCGCGGATATCGTCATCCTTGGGAGGATTGCCGCGAACATCGCCCTGCTTGAGCCAGAGCGCCTTCATATCCTTGTCGGAAATCTTGCCCATGTACCCGCCGAGATCGACCTTCGCGAAGTCCTGCGGTGTTTCACGCGACAGCCGCTGCAAATAGAGCGAGTCAGCCGTATCATCGGGAATGGTCGTTTTTGCCGTGAGGTTGCGGTCAGCCTGCTCCTGAAACCGGCCAAGCGTTTGCGGCGACATGCGGTCGCGCACAGAACGCGGGATCTGGCTCATCGACGTGAAGTTCGCGCCAAGGTCGAGTTGCACCTTAAACGCGGCCTCATCAGCCTGCTCGCGCTGCCTGCCCAGCATCTGCTCGTCGCGCTGGACCTTGACGTCCATTGCCTGCTTGGCGCGCTCAGTGCGCTCCGGCGACCAGTTACCAGCCTTGGCCCGCGCGTCGAGCGCGTCATAGGCCGCATCCTTGTTCCACTCCTGCGGGGTTTCGGCAGAATATGCCGCACCGCCCGACTTGAGCCATGCTTCACCCTTGGCGGTGTGCTGCGCGAGGATCTTGTCATGGTGTGTGGTGACCGTGCCATTGCCATCGCTTGCATTGTAGCGGCCCGGCGAACCGGCATTGATGGTCGAATAGAGATCGAGCGTGCTCATTCCCTTCTTGAACCCGCGATCCTTGAGGAACGAGCGCACAGCCTCCGACCACTGCTCAGGTGAGGAGTCGGCGGTGATGCCGTATTTCTTGCGCTCCTCTGGGCCGAGCTGGATCAGGCCCATGTAGTTGCCGCCCTTGCCGCCCATGATCTTGGGATTGAAGGTGCCGCCCGTTTCATAGGATATGATCGCCGCGACCTTAACTGGATCAAGCCCGAACTCCTGCGCAACGTCAGTGGCAACGCGGGTATAGCCAGAGCCGGGATTGGTCACAGTGACCCCGATCCCGCCGTCCTTTGTCTGGACCGGAGCAATCCCCGCAATATCATCCTGCGCCTGCCGCCATTCGAGCGGCTTTTGCAGATCCTTCTCGACAGCAGCTTGCTGGGCAACGGTCATCTCACCCTTGTGCGCCGCGTAATAGGTCGCAGCGCCGCCGACATCGGCATCAGGCCGGGCAAGCATCAGGTCCATTGCCTGCACATGCACAGCGCCGCGCAGTTCGAGCTTCTTCTCAGTAACCTGCTCAGGCGACCAGCCATTGAGAACGCCCAGCCGGTCAACCGCCGCATTCATGCCCTCGAACGATTTGGCCTGCTTGACCGGATCGCCAAAGTTCCCCGCCGCTTCGTTGCCGAAAGTCTTGGCTTCAGCGGCGTATGTGTCGTTGGAATAGGTGAACTGCTCTTTCTTCGAATGCTCATAGACCCCGTTCATGTAATCAGGGTGCAGTTCTTCGATCATCGGTTGCAGATAGGCGCGCTGGCGCGGATTGGCCGCAAGATCGAGCACTTCCTTGCGCGCTTGCTCGACGCTCATTTGCGCATCAGCAGACCCGTTGACCGCATTAACACCTTGCAGCGAACGATAATCGCTGACCATCTTTGTCGCCGAAGCCTTGTATTGCAGCGCCAGGTTGCGCGCAGCCAGCTTGTCAGCATGGTCCTGAATTTCATCCTGCGTGATTGCGTAGTTCGCAAGTGCAGCACCGATCCGCTGCCCGCCCTGAGCCAGTGCGTCACCGATCCCGCCGCTGCGATCCGGCGCGCGCAGCTTCTCACCGCTGGCCGAAGCGATGCCGACCCGGTTCTGCTCCATAGGGACTACTGGCACATCAGCCTCCGAAGCTCTGGCCGGACTTCATTTTCGCCATCTGTGAGGCCCCACCAAGCGCGGTTGAGGCTGCGCTCATAAACCCGCTGACAATTGCCCCACTGGCCTTGGAGCGCTGCGCAGCGGCTTCCGAACGGTAGTTCCACGACTCGGTATCGAAACCCTTGGTCCGCTCAGACCCAGCCTTGTAGATTTGCGCCACATCTTCCGCGCCGATCATCGCCGTGTCGCGCTGAATATCGAGGGCCGTGCCGAAACCGAGATCAATCCCGTTTGCCGCCATTGCGGCTTCCTGCGAACCCTTGGTCTGGGCCAGCATGCGGTAGCGGCGTTGCGCTTCAAGCTGCGTATTGAGTTCGCTGTCGTTGGCCTGGCCCGCAGCAGTCTTTGCGTTCATGTCGGCAATCTGCGCGGCATAGCGCGCCTGCCCGGCTTGCATGAACCCGCCAGCGATTTGAGAGATTGAAGAAACGGCTGTTGCGGCAAGCAACAGAGGGGCGGCAGCGACACACATCTATTCGCGCTCCAGAGAAAAACGGACGAACCTCACCCCGGCGAACATGAGATCACCTCCCTCCTCGATCTTGCAGCCCCACCTCCGAAGCATACGGATGGCGCGGTGATTGCCAGTTGAGACATAGTTGGATAGTTCGCGACTTGAATCGAGCCAGCGGTTCAGCGCAATCTCGCCGCCACGGATCATCGCGCGCGGGTGCCGGTAGATCGCCTCAGACCCCAGCATCCACGGACGCCCGACACCACATAAAGCATTCGTTATGACCAGTCCGAACATGGCCTCAGGCACACCATCGACCTTTGCGGTCCACGCTTCCTCACTGGTCAGCATCGACTGGCGCAGGGCCTGCTTCGGGCTGTAACCCATCGCCGCGCATTCCAGCACGTCATCGGGCCGCATCTTGTTGGCAATCCGCCCGATATGCGCAGGCGAAGCGCGGACGATCTCGATCCCCACTGCTATCCCGACACACTCGGATCGAAGTAGATCCCCGTCACCGTCATCGGCAGCGGCTCATCGCTCTGCACCCAGACCGAAACCCCGTCGCTGATCTCGTGCTTCATGGTGACTTCATACATGCCGGTCTTGAGCGCGTTCGGATCGCCGGGCAGTTCATTCGTGCGCTGGCGCAGCGTTTCCAGCCTGGCTTCACTCGGCCCGGCCTTGACGCCCCGGCTGTCGATCATGCGCAGCACAACCTTGCCGGCCGTTTGCGGCTTGGCCAGCGTCATCCCGGACTTGCCCTCGATCACCAGTGGCAGTGTCTGGATTGCAGCGGTATAGGGCAGGCCGACCGTCACAACCGAAGCCGCATCAGGCAGCGTCACCTTGCCATCGGTCACGACCAGACCGGACACAACGCTGCCGTCAGCAATCGCGCTGACCGTCAGCCCTTCGAGGTGGTCGAGATTGTTGCAAACCGTCGCAGCAGTGGGGAAGGCATAGGTCACAGCGCTATCGAGGAAGCAGGTGTTTTCCACCCCGTCCCATTCCGTAGCAGCACTGCGCTCAATCAGCAGATTGCCATTGCGGCGCACCAACCAATAGGCCCGATCTTCGCCGCTTTCGGAAATGACCGCGACGTCCTCATAAAGCCCTTCAGTTTCAAAGACCGTCCAGCCCCAGACCTGTTGCTCTTTCTCCCAAGTGAAGCACAGCGCCTTACCATCATCGCGCACGGCATAGATCACCGATCGCGGCTCCTGCGCATAGGCCCAGCGAGTGATGTTGAAGCCGCGGAACAGATGCGGCGAGAAGATCGTGATGTCGTTTGATTGCGTGCTGTCGGTCTCGAATTCATAACCGATCACGCGGATCGTGTTGCCCACGCTGGTCTGATAGAAAGCGTTCGAGTCCACGACCAGCGGATTGAGCCGCGATCCTCCGCGCCCGTTCTGGCGCCGGGAATTGAATGTTGCCGGGCTGAGATAGCCGTCCTGCCCGCCCGTGATCTTGAAGATGCTGTCAGACGTGATCGAGATCAGGCTGTCGAGCGGCACCAGCTGATTGACCGCGTTGACCCTGCCAGCCACGAGCCGGAACGAGAAACTGTCACTGTCCCGCAACGGGCGCGAGATATCCATGTTCTCATAGTCGCCCGAGCGCGAGGCATAGACCGCGTTCGGATTGTTGGTCGTGCGCGCCCAGATCAGCCGCTGCTCATAGAAACACACGGTCGAGGGATAGTCCCCAGCAGCAGGGAACGGATCGTAGGCTTCGGGCGGGCCGACACTGAAATCCGGGCCAATGTTGTCGTCGCGGAACGAGGTCGAGGTTGTCGTGCCGATATAGCCGAACGAGCCGGTGTTGTTCGCCTTGTAAACCCGGTATCGCTCGGCGCCGGTCACGGCGCTCCATGCAACCGTGTTGTAGTTGCGGACCAGTGACAGGCAGTTGTTCGCCGTCACGGTCGAGGAGGGACGGCTTTCCTGAGAAGTCGCGTCATCGATCGCGGTGACGACATATTTTGCATCCTGGGGGAAGCTCGCGTTGCCGCTGTTGGCCGCATCGACGTTCGGCTGCGTTGCCGTGGCAGTCACACCAGTCGGGGCAGCGATTGTAGGCGCAAAGGTCAGATCCGAGAACGACCAGTCCACGTGATCCGCGCGCACCAGCTTTTGCGGCGCGTGGTCGATATGCGCCAGATACATGGTGTCAGCCGACTGTTCGTAATCGACCTCAGCCAGTTCTGAGCCATTGAAGGTCGTGCCGACCCGATAGACGCGCGCGCAGCTCATGGGATATTATTCCCATCGCCGGTCCACCAATCCCAGCCGCCGCCGCCGCCGAGATCAGGCGGAGGGGGGTCAGGAACAGGCGGAGGAACGGGAGGCGGTGCAGGAGGAGTCGGCGGCGGCGCAACATTGGTCGTTCCGCCAGTGTCGCCCGTGAAGGCCGAGAAGCCGGTCGAGTTGATATTGACCACAAAGGAATTGGTTCCCGGAACGCTGGTCACAGTGCCAATCTTGCCGTTGAGTTCGGTGCAGCCCTCGATCCCGCTGAAATAGATCTGATCGCCCACGGCATAGCCATGATAGTCGCAACTGATCGTCGTCGTCGCGCCCAAGGTGATTGCCGTAATCGTGAACTTACTCTCGATCACCATGCCGCCCAGCGCAGCAAGGCGCATATAGCCTTGCCCCATCTCCATGACATAGGTTTGGCTGAGCGAGAACGAGAACGGGAACAGCCGAACGCCATCATCATCATAGACCTTGGCGACAATGCGCGTGCCTTGGCGCTTCGTCACCCCGCCATATTTGAGGATGATGACGTTGGACGCCTTGCGCAGCGCAGTGCGGTAGGAGCCGACATCGAACCGGGCGACCAGTTCCTCGGAAACCTCGCCCTTGCTGAAATTTGACAAACCGACCCTGAAAGCCATTTAGCGCCTCGCCCAAGCGATATCGTCGGTCATCTCATTGCGCGGCGCGCGGTTCATGTCCGAGGCGATTGCTGCCTGCCTTGCACGCTCGGCCATCTTGAGTAGATCGCCTTCCAACTCGCGGCTGTCACGGATTGGCACGGCAAGGTTCGCGGCCAGAAGTTTGCGCAGAGCCTCGCGGAACAGTGGCGGAAAGTCCGCTTCGTCCGCCGCGTCAGAGGCATACTCAAGCACGGCATCGCTCAGATTGCAGTAGAGCACGCTGTCCTCAACAATGAACTTGGCCCACCATGCCGGGGGAGGCAGGTCGAGTTGGTTGCGGTAATAGGTATCGGCAATGACCTGGCCCTGATTAGGCACCAGACGCAGCGCCTGCCTGCAATCGCTCGGCAGCGCATAGGCATAGGCCCACTCGCTTTCGCGCGCATTTGTGGCGAACAGGGCAAGGCTGGCGATCCGCTTCGTAAACTGCCACGAGTAATCGTCGAGCAGCACGGCAAGGCAATGCGGGTAATACCGCGCGCACATGCTGGCCTCGACGGTATCCTCGGCAATGTCGGCGATTGCGGGCGCTCGAATGTCGCCAAGCGCAAGGTTGCAGATTTCAACCGATACCGTCATGGCTTGGAGTTAGGCCAGCGCAGGGGGTGGTTGAATCGAGCGGCCTCCCCCACCTGGAATGGGGAGTGGTGAGGTCATGGCCTGATCCTTAGTTAAACCTTGATTTGCAGCATCACCCAAACACCCTGTAAGGCTGTTCAGGCGGCACAATCGCCAGCGGCTCAAGCACCTTGGCCGCTTCGTCACTGATGCCCGGCGCACGGACGTTACAGTGATATTCGGGGTAGTGCTTGAGGATCGGCTCGCCCTTCTCGTCATAGCCGCTCACCTTGGAGAACGGGCCGATGCGGTCGATGGATATGCCGGGGGCCGGGACCAGCACGGTTTCCTCATGGGGCTTGCCGTCCGTCTCGATGGTGACGGTTTGCTCCACCACCAGCCCCGCCTCGATCAGCGCGGCGTCCATTGCCTTTTCATCGGCGGCCTTGAGATAGAAGTCGCTCATTTCAGTGCAATCCTTGCGTTGTTGACGGCCACGGCGAAGAAGGCTGCGGCGATGATGCCATAGACCCACTCGATGCCGGGGTAGCCCATGAACAGGGTGGCAATGGCGATGTAGGCCACCTTGGGGAAGAACAGCGCCGGAGCGGTGCCGATCTTGCCCATGAGCCACTTCATCACGGGGT